CTGTAGGGGGTGGATTTTGCCCCATCGGTGGTTGCGTAACGCTCGGTGGCGTAATCATCTGTTGCGCCTGCATAGCATTATAGCTATCCATCCCCTGTGTGAACGAGACAGCCTTGCTATACTCGGTGATGAACTGCGGATGGTCAAGTCCCATCTTGGCTACTATATTGATTGCGATACGGTATCTGTCTGTGGCTGTCATTTACTTGTCTGTGTGTTTATTCCCTGTTCGGCGTCTGCTGCCTGTCTTAATGCTTCCAAGAATAGATAGTTCTGCTCAAGCGTGGTCTGGCGTGCCTTGACATCACCCCTCACCATTTCTTCTTTCATCTTACCTTGATTGACGTTATTATCAATAGCCATCTGACCCTGCTGCTTCATCTGTTCAGCTTTGGCGTTCTGTTCAGCCTGTACCTGCATATTCCTTTCGGTGGCTTGCTGTGCCTCCTGCTTGTTCTTCTCGATGATATACCTTACTTGTTCAATAAGTTCATACATATCCTCCCCTCGCTCAAGAGCAGTTTCAAAGTACATTGCATCGGGCAGGTCTATACCAGGTCTCTGCTCTCTCACGTTCTGTAGTGCTATATTAACCCACTCTATAAACCTACGCTTCTGTTTTTCATCAGGTTTAGCTTTTAGATTGATACCATATTGCACGCCTTCTTTCTCCATGGTGAGCATAGCATCCATATCACTCGGGCTGATTATCCCCGCATAGGCTTCCCTGATAGTATCATTATTCCTTATCCCTATCTGTATGCGCCTCATAAGAGACGTTGCTGCACTCCCTTTTATTTCAAATATAGCATCTAAGATAGGTTTAAGCACGTTAGATGTCGCCTGTAATTGAACATCCTGCATACCTTTCTCTTCTCCCATAGACGGCGTAGATAGGCTGAGAAGGTTAATCCCTGTCAGTCTTTCAAGTAGTGTGAACTGCATCTGCATAGCCTGCATGGTCTCCTCTACCCTTGCGCCGAGTCCACCTTCCATAGCAACCACGGGTGTAGCAGCACCACCGCTATACAGCCCCGTGGGTGTGTTAGCATAAGAATATAATAGTCGTCCTGTCTGTTGCCATAATTTCAATACCTCTGCGGGTTTTAGCTTCTGCCCGCCAAAGGTCACATTAGCTAACATTGATGTATTAATAGCATACCCTCTTTCTATCATCATAGCAAGAGAGTTCTGCCAACGTAAGAACAGTTGTGAAATCTGGTCTAAGATAGGAATCATTCTCTTGATTAAAGAGGGCTGTAATAGTTGCTCTACGTGGAATGACAACTGCGGTTTGGATAGCCCTTCACGGGACGCCATCGGTACTACACCGTAATCGAAAACATAATCGGTGTTCAAAACCCAAAAACATTGCCTTACTACTCTCTTGAAAATGTGCTTAACCTCTTGCGATGCGCCCTTATCCACTGCCTCCTTTGATAATTCCTTTACCGGGGCATCCCAACGCAGATCAATAATACTATCACGCCCTCTAAAGCTCTTATAATAAAGTTTCTTCTGTACGTCTGTATCAATCCATTCACATTCAAATATTGGTACTTTAAAGCCATCATACCTGTAAGTACCCGTTGTCGGGTCTATCTCACTATAAAAGTTCTGCCATCTGTCTCTTGGATTACCATATAAGGTATAACAGGCTTTGGCGAGCGACTGCCATTGTGCTTCCGGTACATCAGGTAACTTATTCCTTAGATTAGATATTGTCCAATAACAGAAGTAACCCGTATATTCTGAGTCCTTGTAATCATACTCATTAGAGAACTGCATTACGAGCCTTGCAGGGTCAATATATTTAACCTTCCATTTTGAGTCCTCGCTATCGAAATAATCCCGTACCGCCCCATAGTTTAAGCATACTAAATCATCTATTACTTTCTTGCGTACCGTACCATCCCAATCACTTATGTTCATTGAGTGACGGGTGAGTTTCTGCATCGCCTTGGCAATATTCAGCTTAAACCCATCCCTTGCCTCGAACATCGCAAGTTCTTCGGGACTGCGTGGTAGTACCACTTCCTCGTCTACGGGTATCCCTGCGTTCTTTTTATATTGGACTTGCCAATCACTATTTTTAGCTTCGCAGAGTTTAATGAATTTTTGTTCTTCTTTTAGTGCTTTGGAATTAGCGTCTATTGTATCTGCGTATATGTCAAAATCGAGGCGATCGAACATGCCATGGATGGCGTTCATATAATAAGGCCCTGGGCTTATATTTTGCCACATCAATGACATCCATCCCTCACGCTTTGCGATACGACCTACGGGGGAATCGTCGAACACATCAACATTAGAAGATGCCCCATCGTCAAGACTCTCGTTTAAAAGCCAACTTTTATATTGATTTACATCCTGCTCACCACGGCTATAATCCCGACAGATAGCGAAATCCTTATACCCTGTAATTCCCCAGCTGCACTTATTCCTTAAAAAAAGTGAGTACACAGCCTGACTTACCTTCCTATGATATTCTGCTCCTTTTTTGGTGGGATCAATATCCTTAGACGGGAATCCCCATTCACTATTGGAATACTCAATTAATACTGGAATCATGTGGAATTATTAATATTCCACAAAGATACTATGTTTTAGGATAATGTTGTTTTTAAGGTTTCACCCTTAATACTGCCTCTTTTTAAACAGGCTATACCCTGATAAATCTATGCTATCTCCGTTCTCTTGGGTTTGCAGATATTTCCTATAGCGGGAGTTGCTACCTAATTTAGCCATACCAAATGCTGCATGTAAGTCCTTGTGTGTGAAGTCCTCTATACCTTTCAGTCCCTTGAACTCATTCAAGAGGTCATCGTGGTTCTCCTTGTGCCCGTGAAACTCAATGTAATCTTTGGTTATCGGCATGACCTCCTGCCATGTGTCCGTGGACGTGTATCGACCTGGCATTGGCTTGGGCTTCCCCGTCATAAGGTCTAAGTCGAATAGCAGATACCCACCAAAGCCAAACTCTATCGCATCCTTGACTATTGCTTCCACGTTGTATTCAGGATAAATCATTGCTCCGTAGTATTGTGCTGCCATAAGCATATCATCAACAAACTCATTCCATGTAGCGGGTCTATATCTATAAGTTAGGATTACTCTGTCGGATTCCCATTCTCTCTTTGGCTTGCCCTTGTCCACACTCTCATCGTACTCCCACAGCATGCACAACCCACCATCGGACTGTCGGGAGTTAGAGGCTGCACTGCCCATCATAAAGGCGTTCTTAGCCTCTGTCTTGTTGATATTCCTGAAAGCATCCACTCCTAACGTGAATCTCCACCCCTCTAACGGAGCGAGTGACGGCACGACCATACCTTTAGTGAAGTCCCATGACTCTGTTTTCATCATTCGGTTAGTCATCTTTGCGGGGATATCCATTGACATCTTGAACTTTGGGTGGTCAAAGTCTGTCACCCACAACACCCTGCTATACCTGTCGTTTCTGTTCTCTCTGTCGAAATACCCTATCTTATACGGTGGTTTGCCAAGCGACCTCATCTTATTGAGTTCCCCTAACCGCTTGTCGATAATCTCCATGTTGTACCCTACGTTCCCTGACGACCCCAACCAGCACTCCGCCCATGTGAAAGGTGACTTTCTCCTCACGCTTCGGTACTGCTCTAATGCCTGTGGAGTGTTCTCTGCCACCAACGAATCTCTCTCAGCCTGTAGCATCTGTCTTGCTCCCTTGCGTCCTACAGCGAAGATAGCATAAGGAGATAGTCTTACCTGTCTCTCTGTGGGGGTGTCTATGACGCTCTTGCCGAACCTGTCAATGAATCCCTCCATCCTCAGATAGGCAGGCAGGAATATCCTTGCAAACCCCGATGATGTCTGTCCTTTGATAGGCAACCTGCGATAGAAATCACTCATCATACACATACGGTAGTATGGTGCTGAGTTAGACTCCATCTGCTCTACCGTGGATGGGTTCTTGACATACGCCCCCTTGAGAATGTTTATTCCCATCCCTGTTGACATCGTGTACTTATTGATGTTCCATCTCTCGAAGATATTGACTTTAAGATTGGAATCTTTGCCCTGCTCGTCATTCAATAGCCCATTAAGCCTATCTCCCTCGTTCTTGAATAACCCTCCCGAGTCTGAGAACATCACCGCACTTTTTAGCCCTTTGACATGGTAGACATTGGGCGGTGCATCGAGTCTTAACACCGTTGGTCGCCTGTTACCCTCCCACATAGGCTTTAGGAAGATTGGATAAGCATCGAAAGCAGGCAGGAGTTTCTTCTTATAGTGGACTTCAGCGTTATTCCCCTCGAAAGATATTATCGTGCTGAAATATGACATGTTTGTTATAGCACCCTTGAGTATCTTATGAATTGATTCATGCGTTGCCCCCGTGCGTCTTGTCTTTGGCTCGCAGTCCCCGAAG